CAATGTACCTGCGGCAACACCTGCGCCTGTGCCAGAAATCTTGTTCTGTGCAGTAGCGATCAAAATGTAAGGGACCGAGTTGGTAGCTGCAGGGATATATTGACTCTCGTCAATAACTGTTACTTCTACGCCTGGTGATAATAGTGCCATGGTAATTCCTTTTTCTAAGTTATAGATATTTATCGGATCGCCTAAAAAGAGTGGCGTATTTGTGCCCTTACGGTAAGGTTTTATACTAAGTACAGCATGAGTCGCCCTATATGTTCAGCTTGTAATCAACGATTGTGTGCTATAAATTGCTATCGTAACGGGCAGGTTTATTACAGAAGTCGTTGCGAGACGTGTATCAAGAAAAATAAAAAAATTAAACCCCCTGTGCCTACATGGCAAACAGCAGGATATAAGAAAAAAGCCACATGTGATAGATGTGGCTTTAGAGCAAAATATTCAGCACAGTTGCTGGTGTATTATGTAGATGGTAACTTACACAATTCCAATCTACGCAATTTAAAAACTGTGTGTTTGAATTGTACTATTGAGATTCCACGCCTGGATTTGCCCTGGAAGCCTGGAGATTTAGAACCAGATCATTGACTTGAGAATACAAGTGATCCATGGTTCCGTTGTTGTCAATTACAGAATCAAAGTTGGTACCAATCCAAGCAGTTTCACTGGCATGAATTTCAAACTTTTCTAGGGCAATTTTGCTGGTAGTCCAAGTCATATTACGGGGGCCAGCGTTTACTGCTTCTGCCAATCGATACCACTCAGGATCTGGGCCACGAGCAACACGCACCACAATTCCGCCAGCACGCTTGATAGCGTCAATTTCGTTAGGAAAACGACAGTCGCTAATTACAGTATCATCTGTGGTTTTACGCAGTTTGTTTTCTAAACTGGCAATCCAAGTATCATCATGGAATCCACGACGTACTACTTCTGTGCCCCCATATTGTAGTACCCATCTTGGAGTTAGTGTGGGCATGTTCAAACGCTCGGCCCACCACGGATCTACCTGTTCTCTCCATTCACGACTGTGTCGTGTGCGCCCTTCTAACAATTCACGATCCCACCCAAATACTGCACTCACGGCGTCTTTGAGTGTGTTAGCAAAACTTTCTCTGCGAAATTGATGTATGTTTACAAGATAATCTGCTATGGTATCTTTTCCAGCACCAATGAGCCCGCATATTCCAATGATCATACTAATTCCTTTATTTTTAGATATTTTGTTGAATCCTATGTTTAATCCATAAATTGAATTTTAGGATACTTGTTGTTATTATAACACGGCCTGATTCTAAGATCAAGTCGCTGTGGCATTCTTGTAAGTGTGTATTACTATGGCTTCTTTAGAAACGTGTCCATTTTTCTTAAAATTATCAGAATCGTGCAACAAACTGGATTCCCAATAAATCACTGAACCCAGAGACCACTGGTAAATTTGTTTTAATGTGAGTTTTTCAACAATGGTTGGATCATTGTGAGAAAGATGGCTCTCGAAGTATTTGCTGGCACTGTCAGAAGGTGTGGGTCTTGCTAGAAGATTTGGTGCCCAATTTTTATTATCGTTTTTGGGAGCAAAATCATAACTAGATTCATTGAATATTATGGTGCTAGAGCAATTTACTAACTCTTTTTTTCCGTCAACACTATAAGGTATAATCATAGATAGATACGGTACCTTGTGCGGAAATGGATCACAGTGATAGGTATCAGTGTGAACAGACCACATTGTATTCTCTTCAAGGTACATACCAAATACCAAACAAGCATCGCTTCCGATGTGAGATTTTATTTTGGAAAAACAATGCTGATCAAACCATTGATACATAATGTGATCTTCGCTGATGCCTTTGCAGATATTGTTTTCAATGGTTATAGAATCAAGTTCTGATAGACACTCAACTAGATGATCCATGTCTGATTCAGAAAATAAATTTTTAATTTCTCCGGATGTTTTTTTCATGTCAATTCTTTGCTAAAAGATAAAATTTGCAAAAATGCATTGGGTTTTGAAAAAATTATTTTGCATGTTCCATTGTGCCCAAAATAGTTACTGGCAACTGTTTGTGTGTCTGTAATGAGCAAGATTTTTTTCTCAAGCCAGGCAGTGGGCACAGCTATACCATCTATTTCCATAGAACATATCTTTATGTACTTGTCTGCAATGATTTGTCCAGAATCGTCAAGCCGAGTGTCAGACATCATATTTTTTCCAGCCACAACTAAATCTATTTCAGTGGGCAGAGAAATTTTCATAACATGTTCTATGATCTGACTTTTTGCAGGATCTAACACACAAACATTGTTGTTGTTGGTTATTGTCAATTGCATAGTAGAATTCTCAATTGCTCCAAATTCTAAAATTAGTTTCAATTCTGATTGGTTAATTGTGTCCATTTGACAAAGCCTCTAGTATGTAATGATTATCCAAATTTTCAGCCACATTGTAACCAAGTTCTTTGCTTAATTCTACCAGTTCTCTAACCCATCTGGCGCGAACAGCAGCTGTACTAGTGGTGTGCTTGCTGATCCAATGTTGTGGGGTTGGACCCTGTATGGTTATTCCTAGCTGTTGATGATTGTTTTCAAGATAGGTATTGGGGAATATTCCTAAAGTTCCGCCCCACTGCAAAAATATAATTTCTTTAAACTGTATGTGCGTTCTAAGCCATTGTTTGATAAAATCAATATCGTCTTCTGTTTCATCAATGTATCCAACAATTTGCCCCAACGCACAAGTAATCTTGTATTTTAGAGCTTGTTGCAAATGGAAATCTATACTGGCATTGCTGAATTTTTTACCCATGGCATATCGTATACGTTCGTTGAGATTTTCAATTCCCACTAAAAGAACGTCAGCACCACTTCGATACATGTCCTCCCATTCTTTCTCGCTGTGTGGAGTGGTTTCTCGAAAAATAAAAAAACTGCTCCATCGAAATCGATTGTTGGGATTTGCATCATTGTGATCAGCAATGAGAGAAATCAATGATCTAAACTCTTTTTGATTTCCGTTGATCAATGCATCCTGAAATTTAAAATAATTGGCGCCGTACCTCTGATTTTGATGCAACATTTCATTGAAAATATCCTGACCTGTTCGCCATTGAAATTTTTTCCAGTTGGCAATATAGTCGCAAAACGTGCATTGCCTTACACATCCACGACTGCCTAGTATTGGTGTGACACGTTTGCCATAGACATCTAGATCATAATCGTCATAGTTAGGAATTGGTAAGTTGCGTAAATCATCATTGGATAATTCTTTCCATGTATCGGTGCCAATTCCTTCGTATTTTTTATTTCCTATCAACAATTCATATAGACTGTGTTCTCCATCCCCTCTGATATGATAGTCAACTAACCCGGCTGATTTTAGTTGATTAATATAGACCGAAGGCCCTGTAAAAGTAGGAAGACAGCCAGCGCCGCCAAAAATAATCTTGATATCAGGATTGTATTTTTTTAAAAACCATGCAATCCATTTGGCAGATTGTTGACAAGCGTAACTTAGCAAGCTCAAGCCAACCCACTTGGGCTGATAACTCAAGATTCCTTTTGCTATGTTTACAAACATTTGATTTAAATCGTCTTCAATGTCCGGATGACTTCGCCCGTCAAAGAAAAAATCACAAAACAGATGTTTGTTTGAATGTTGTTCTGTGTATTGAAAAATTTCTTGATTGAGATCCACAGCCAAACAAGAAAGTCCGGCCTTTTCAACAATAGGTTTCAACGCAGCCGGAGCCATCATTGGCATATTGGTATCAGTCCACGGAACAGCACAAATTACTACATCGCGTGTTTGATTATTGGGATTGTCCAGGCTTTTCCACATAGGTCTTTATTTACTAACCTTGGATCAAGACAGTTGTTTTATATCAAAGTGTTTAAGTGTCAATTGTAACAAATCAATTTGTCTGCGGCAATCTTCCAATGCATGATGACTTGTTGGAGGTACAGGACGACCCGGCCACAGACTCAATAATGTTCTACTGTCTCTAATACGATAAAACTGCCAAGGCTGTGTTTTTCCATACGATTTATAAGCATGCTCAAGAATGTTAATATCGTATGTGGGGCCTTGCGCCCAGATATAGTCGTGTTGCCATGCCAGTCGATACAGTTCATCTAATGCTTGATCAAGAGGAATACGATTGTCTTCAGCAAAGGCTTCTTGTTGTGCCTCGGGTTGCGTGGCCCACCATGCAAGTGTATCATCTTGAATTCTACGATTTTCTTGGCTTTCTAGTGTGATGCGGGCATAGTAATGCCGGTTATAATAACCAGTACCAAAAGGATCAAAACTTTGGGCTGCAATGGTCAAAATTGCGGCATCTGGACCTGTGCCTAGACCTTCTATGTCAATCATTAAATGTGAACTCATAGTGCTATTATAACACAGAGCAAGAGAAAAATGTTGAGTTGTTTAACCAATTACCCAAGTAAGTGGCTGTGAGCCATCTACATAGGCTTTGAGTTGCTCAATTAAACTGTCCATTTGAGCTTGTGCTTCGGATTTCATAGCAGTACCATTGAGTGTTCCGCCACCTTGTGGTCCAGCAATCTGCCCAAACTTCTCACGTGCTTCACCAATGATGTACTTACAATTAGCAACCATGTAATCACGTATCCACTGTGATATTTGAAAATCACTGAGCAAATTAATTTCTGGCTTTAAGTTGTAGGTCCAAAGTAGTACGTTTTCACCTGAACCTTTTGGGTCACGAATTAGCTGAATCTTTTTAGTCACAGGATTCCAAGTATAGTTCATGTATCCACCAAACATACGGGCAGCTAGTTCTACATACTGTGTATAAAAATCATAAGTGGCAAGACCGCCTGCTACGTTAAAATTCATCAAATACACGTTCATTGAAGCCTGTGTAAATGGGTCAAAGTTTGAAGCAAACGGTCCAGTTGAATCACCAAATGTTCTGCGAAATACTTGACGTACTTGAATAACTTCTTGTGGTAATGTATAGATGCTTACATCTTTTACAATTTCCAAAAAGCTGTAACTTTCCTCATATGCACCTTGAGCACGCTGACGATAAGTTCCTATAGTTTTTTGATAGGCTGCTTCAAAATGTTCAGCATCTAGCTCAATGTCAACGATTTGATCGCCAAGTTGTAGGCGTACATACTCAATGAGATTTTGCTTTAAC